TTCAATCAAATACACGAAATAGTATTTCACGGTAAAGGTGGATATGACTTTGATACCGTATATTTTATGCCCATCTGGCTTCGAAATTACACATTTCAGAAAATGAACGAATTTTACGAAAAAGAAGCACAAGAGTATAAAAAAGCAAATAAGGGTAAAGGCGGTTCTTCTACTCCTCGTGGTCCTGCAATAAGACAACCTTCCTATACTTCAAAGGCTCCCAATTAAAGGAGCCTTTCCTATTTATATAAAAATATCTAAGTGGCCACACCGGAAGAGATTAAAAGAGCGAAAGAGCTTGAAGCTATAGAGCGTAGCAGACGAGATATAGCAAGAGAAATGCAAGGTATATCTGCATCTCAAGCCTATACTCGTGATTCTGTATCTCAAGCTGCTTCATTGACTGACTATGCTCGAATGCTCACAGAGGAGATGAAAGAGCAGGCCGGTATAACTAGAGGCCGTAGTGAAGTAGATAAATCTCTTCTAAGCATTTCCCAACAGTTACAACAGTCAGCTCAAAAAGTTACTTCAGAAATAGGTAATGAATATCGAGTACAGCAGCAAATATCTAGAGACAGAGAGCTACAACGTAAGATTCAAATTGAAATAGCTAATGCACAGAGTGCTTTAGATAATGAAAGAATTGAAAAAGCTAGAAGAATTTCAGAAATTAGCTTAATCGAGCAGCGCACCCAAGCTCTGTCCCAGCAAATAACAGCTAAAATAGTAGGTAATCAAAGCAGATTAAATCAGCTGAAATCCCAGGGCGGTCATCTATATGATAAGGATATAAAAAAGTTAACTGAATCCTTAGAAATAGATAAACGAAAAGTTGAAAGTTTAGAAAAAATACTCCAAACTAAGCGAGAGGAATTAGATGAGGAAAAAAATACTGCAACTGAAAGTGAGAGAAAACTTGCTACTCTAAATAGCCAACAAGATGTAATTACCGATATACTAGGTATACGTCAGGCTGAATTACAGACTCAAAGAAAAATTACTCAAGCAACTGGTGTAACAGGAGCAGTAGTAGGAGGTCTAGGAGGTATAATGCAACGTCTAGGAATGAGATCTGGTATTTTTAACCAGGCAATGGACGATTCAAAAGAGGCTATGGAAGCAATGGCCGGCGAAGCTGAAAAAGCAGGTAAATCTGTTAGTAAGCTAGCAGTAGCTATGAAAGGTGTAGGTATACTTGCCGATGCTGCAGCAAAAGTACTTACAGACCCAGCAGTAGTTATAGGAGCAATAGTAGATGGTTTCTTCGATTTAAATAAGGCAGGTGTAGAATTTGGTCAAATGACCGGACAAGCAGCAGATGCAATGCATGGGGTAAACACCGAAGTTGCAACAGCTGTAGATATGCTTAAAACAGCAACTTCTGTAACTAAGGAATTAGGTCTTAATGCTGCAGCCGTATTTACTCCACAGCAAATCGGACAGATTTCAGATATGGCTACTCTACTAGGTCTAAGCGAACAAGCAGCCGGTAGATTAGGGTTAATGATGAAAACCACAGGTCAATCAGCTGACCAGTTGGGCGAATCAGTCTATGAAACAGTCAGCGGACTAAATGAAGCCGGTAGATCTGCAGTCGCTCCTAGACAAGTGTTAGATGACGTTCTTACAGCATCAGAAGATATAGCACTTTCACTAGGAAATAATCCAAAACAACTAGCAGCCGCTGCAACAGCAGCCAGAGCTTTTGGAATGACTTTGTCTCAAGTAGACAAAATAGCTGATTCCTTATTGGACTTTGAATCATCTATTGAAGCAGAACTAGAAGCACAGTTACTTACTGGTAAAAATATTAATATGGCTAAAGCAAGAGAATTAGCACTTAATAATGATCTTGCCGGTTTAGCTAAAGAGTTAGAAAAACAAGGAGTATCAGCAGTAGAGTTCTCTAAAATGAATAGAATACAGCAAGAAGCTACTGCCAAGGCCTTGGGTATGAGTAGACAGGAACTTTCTAAAAGTTTACTTACTCAAGAAGCTCAAGCTAATATGACAGAAGAACAGTTAGCAGCAGCAAGGGGAGTATCTTTAGAAGAATCTAAAAGAATAAGTATTCAGGAAAGAATACAGAAGCAATTAGAAAAATTACAGTTAGCCTTTGCTCCAGTATTAGAAGCATTAGTTCCTATAGTAGAGATGCTATCTAACATGCTTAACCCTGTTCTAGCTGGTGTCGGCTGGGTTGGTAAACTTTTAGCAGGTTTTATTAAATTAACTCCTGTAATGCTTACCTTAAAAGGTTTAGTACTTGCTGCCTTTGGAAAAAAATTAGTTGATATGATTTTTCTTCAAGGTAAATCAATGAAATCTTTACTTGCTGTTCAAAAAGCATTCAATTTAGCTAAATCCCATGAGTTTAATCTTAACAAAGCAGGTAAGTTAGACGGTAGATTAGCCCAAGCAAAAGCTATGAAAAATTTGACCTTAGGTCAGACTATAGCATTAAAGGCTCATAATGCTGCAACTGCTGTAGGCAACGCAATTAGAAAAGCGTCTTTAGCTGTTTATAATGCTTTATTTAGTGCTGAAACTAGACAAACTATAGCTAAAAAAGCAGGGTTTTTAATGGATAGACTTAGAAATAGTGAGACGCTTAAGTTTATAGTTAATAAAGGTAGAGAATTAGCTGCTTATATAGCTGCAAAAGTACCTATAGTAGCAGATACAGCTGCAAAACTACTTAACTTCAAAGCTACAGCAGCAGTAAATACTGCCAATACCGTTGCAGGACCAGCCGCCGCAGGAGCAGCAAGCGGGTTTGCCGCAGCCGGAGTTGGATTAGGAGCATTTGGAACAGCAGCAGCACCTGCCATACCGATTATATTAGCTATAGGAGGAGCATTACTAATGGCATCCCCTGCTATCTATGCTTTAGGTTTAATGATAACTGGTCTTGCACAAGTTATTGGAAATGTATTAATGAAAGCATTAGAAATGCTTCCTTCTATCATTGCCTCAGTTGCAACCGGCTTTACTATGATACTAAGCCAGGTGACTTTAGAAAAAGCAGCAGCATTAGTAGTTATGGGAGCAGGATTTGCTGCTATTGGATATGGACTAACTTTACTTTCTGCTTCTTTACTTACAGCACTACCTGGATTAGTAATGCTTGGAGCAATAGCAGCATTGGGGCCTGGATTAGCATTAGCAGGAAGCGGAGTAAAGCTTATAGCGGACAACGTAAGTAAACTTTCTGAAGCATTGCAGACTTTAAATCTTGAAAATCTTGATAGATTAGAAGAATTTATGACTAAATCTGCACTTACAATGCCTATTATTGCAGCCGCAGGACCTGCAGCAGCTTCAGCTATAAGTACCATAGCAGGAGCAGGAGGTGATGGAGAAGAAGATAACAAAGTAGCTGCTAAGATACAAGAACTTATAGACTTAGTAGGATCTGGTCAAATAGTTGAATTAAAATTAGATTCAGACACTATTACTAAACAGCAAATGATTTCCCTATCAAAACAAAGATAAAATCTATTTATAATAAAACTAAATTAATATATTATGGCACACGACGGATTATACAAAGCATTAATCGACGGAAAACAAGGAAAAACTCTTGAAAACGGAGGTAACTTTGGTGGTAATAAACCACCTATGTATGCAGGTGCATCAGAGACTTCTCAACTTCACTCACAAGGTAAGAATACTGAAGATCCTAACCCTACTACCTTTGCTCAGAAAAATGCTACCAGTTTAAATTTTAAATCATCAGCCGGTCACTCTCAATTTGACCTTGATGGACAAACACAAGAAAAATACTCTGACAAAATCAAACCAGGAGAATTAGATTTACATTAATAAATGGCTGACGGTAGGGACCCTAACTTAGGTAAACCTTTAATTAGGATTACAACGGATTTGAAGTCCTTAAAGTATACCTTAGTATCAGATACTACCGGTAAGACTTTGGGTAAGGATCCGTATGTAACTAAATCAATACCTAACCATAGAGTTGAATCTACTATAGTTAACGGAGTAGAGACTTCTGAGCTAATAGTAGACCCCGCTCCACCCGCTGCCGATGGTATCATTCAATCTAGGGTGGACGATCTAACAAGGTTTAGAAAATTAGCTTTAGAGAACCCAGGTCAAAAATTTGCTCGCAATCAAGCTTTATTAGGACAAAATCCTTTACAAATTGCTAAGACTGCTGCTTCTATATTAGCTCAAGTTCCTGTTAATGGTACTGGAACACACTTTATAAATGGCTTTGTAGTTGATACCTACCTTCAAAAGGACGCTGGTCAAGGAACTGCATTGGGTAGATTTTTAGCTTCTAATTTAGGTATAAATAATCTAAATGGTGCCGGAAGAGCATTACAAGGTAAGCAGATTATTGCAGATAACGATGGGCAAAAAAACTATAGGTCCCAAAGCCCAAGTAAGTTATTAGAAAGGAATAGCAAGTTTGATCTTACTCCTGGTTCTGACCAGGATGATTTTATCTCTCCTCTACTTAATCAATATTTGAGATCGGATATAGTAGCACTTGGAAAGAGTGTTGCTAATACAATAAAAGGTTTATTTTCTAAAAATCAAAAAGATAAACAGGCAGGTAAAAAACCTGATCTTGCGAACATTTTCAAAGTAAATCCTGATAATTTAGGTCAAGAAGGATTTAGAACTGAAAAGGAAGAAGATGCTTTTGATTACGAATCTATTAAATCTAATTTAAAAAGCAAAGAATCTCCTGATAAATTCGTTCAATCTGGTTTTGAGGATGTAGAAGGTAGACCTCTGATAAAAGGAACACCTGAAGGTGAGAATGCTAAAATTATTTCAGATAACGACGGCGGTAGAGGATTTACTCCTAATGCAGTCTCTTTTTTAGAGAAAAAAGAATCAACTCAGACTATTAACGTCAAAGGTCAAGCTTTACCTATCCGACCTACGTCTGCTTCACTTGAAAATACAGAAAGTTTTACTTTAAAGAAAGACAGAAGAACTGGTGGTTTACCCCTTATACCTGAAAACAGAGGTGAAAAAGGATTTAATAATGACAGATACGGTACGCTACCTTCTGGAAGCGGTATAAGCCCTGATCAATTCAATATAGACCCTACTGCTGATAGTTATACAAAGAAAGACGGAAGAACTATAAGTAAAGACAGTAATACTAAAGGTTCACTTATTATACCCGAAAATAGAGGTGAAGAAGGATTCAACAATGACAGATACGGTACGTTACCTTCTGGAAGTGGTATAAGTCCTGACCAATCCAATATAGACCCTAATACTGATAGTTATATTAATACAGATGTAGCAAAGTTTATTAAAGGTACTCCTGAAAACGCTACAGCTATAGTATTACCACATCAAGATGGTCGAGGGCAACCTAATTTTTCCAACGACCGCTACTCCCAGTACAACGAAAAAGTTAGATTAGATAATACGGTCCAAAGAGCACCAGTTTCTTATAGTGGTTCAAGTAGTCAAATACCCTCTTACTATAGGACGGCTTATATAACTGATGATCGCTTCAATCAATCAGATGCAGCTTCTACTTCTGGTGCAGGACAAGCTCAAACAGATAATGTTGACGGTAGACTTATAGTTTTAGGTACTCCTAAAGGTCAAAATGCTAAGATAGTTAGAGATAATCCTCTCACCGGTAGTACCGAAGTTGACGGATATAATGGAGATTTCGTACAAGCAGTAGGAACTTTTTCAGCAGAAGGAGTACAACAGACTCCTAAAGATAAATACCTAACTGACTACACTAAAAGTAATATTGAAGTAAGATTAGGATTAGCAAATGGCGAAAGCCCTAAAAATGGAAAGAGCTTTATAGGAACTAAACAGAGTGATTTTGTAAATGCTGCTGACATACAGACAGTAAATGATACTGTAGGTAGTGCAACAAGAGAATATTTTGACTCAGATATCATACCTTTTGAAATTATAAGCGTAACACCCCAGCAGCAAAACTTCTTATACTTTAGAGTATTTTTAGATAGTCTTTCTGATAATTACACAGGAAATTGGAGCGGAAATAAATTTATCGGTAGAGCAGAAGAATTTTACACCTACCAAGGATTTAAAAGAGATATTTCTTTTAGTTTTAAAATAGCTGCTTTTACAAAAGATGAATTAATACCTCTGTATAAGAAACTTAATTACTTAGCATCAACTACCGCTCCCACATATAATTCAGCCGGCTCTTTTATGAGAGGAACATTAACAGAAATTACTTTAGGAGATTATCTTTACAGACAAGAAGGATTTATGAGCAGCATAGGGTTAAGTTGGGAGACTGGATATCCTTGGGAAATAGATTTAGATAACGAACAGCTACCTAAAGTTCCTACTATATTAAATGTGGATTGTAGCTTTACACCCATTCATAAATTTAATGCAACTTCAACTCCTAACTTTAGAAATGAAGTCTATATAGGAGGAGAAAAACTATCTGTATGATTAGACGTTACAAAAATATAGAAAAGCTTGTAGATTCTTCTGGAAAACGCTATATTAAGAATGCAATATACCCTGACATTCCTACCGACCCTGATGATACTTATATTATTACAACTGGTGGTGATAGGTATGATATATTAGCACAGCAATTCTATAACGATAGTTCCTTATGGTGGGTTATAGCATCTGCTAATGTATCTAAGAATGACGGACTTATAGTTAAACCTGGAGTTCAACTTAGGGTACCATATAGGATAAATGAAGTTTTAGAAGAATTTGAAAGAGTAAATAGAGAAAGGTAATGTCGAATCCCGGTGAAGTTGGTAGTCGAGTATCTCCTGATTTGATAAAACAGTTAGAAACTAGACAAAATGCTTACAGAAGTAATAATAAGTCTAGAGAACAGCAACTTTTTATCAACAGTAATACCGCCTGGATAAAACTCAGATCTTCAGTCAACAAAGCCGATGAAGGAGAATTTGCTAATCTAGACTCTGCTATTTTAAATAAAGAAGATGCCTATTCTATTAAACATTCGTCATTTGCTGCTCAGCAAAATGTATTAATGGGCGGAACGAGATCTACTAATGATTCTCCGTACGGTAGAGAAAGAGCAGGAATATCCCGAGATGGAAATACTTTTGACGCAACTACTGCTTATCAAAACTATTCCGGTGAATATGGATTAGGCTACAGACCTATGCCCGGTATAACAGGAGTCAACATAAAGTCTAAAGGTACATACGGTGTTACCATGGAAGCAGAAATAAGTATAAAAGTTTTTGCTTTAGAAGATTTAGATGCAATCGAACTATTATACTTTAGACCTGGATATACTGCCTTGCTTGAATGGGGACATTCTGTTTTTCTAGATAACGATGGATTCTTTGTACAAGCATCTACAACCGGTATGTCTGATACTGATTGGTTTTCTAAATCAGATGAAAAGACTATAAACGAAAAAATACTACTGAAAAGATCTGACTATGCTGGTAATTATGACGGAATGTACGGATACATTACCAACTTCTCATTTGAATACCAGGAAGACGGTTCTTATGATTGTACAGTAAAAATACTTTCTAAAGGGGTTATATTAGAAGGATTACAGCCTACCAAATCCTCTGATGTAAATGAGGACTCCGAGGATGAAAAAGAAGATAAACCTGAAGAAGATAAAAGTGCATATCATTTTTTAAACAAATACCTTGCAGAAGGAGCAAGTAGAGGAAAATTAACTCTAAAAGAACACCTGGCGAGAAATACTAAAAAAACTCAAAAAATTTCAAACCTAATCACAAATGCAGGCAACTTTATATACTCAGCAGCTAATCCAACTGGTGCTTACCTAACTAACGAAAATATACCAGTCTATACTACTTTCATGGAAATGGAAGATGATGACTCGTTTTGGGGAAAGGATAAAGAATTTTATTTACAGTTTCTACATTTAGGAGACTGGTTAAGAATTATAAACAGTATTAACACTATAACCGACCCACGTAAAAGTAATGAGGATAAAGCTAAGGAGTATATGTTTGACGCTTCTCCAGGAAACAAGTATACTACCCATCCTGATCATTTCTCTTGTGATCCTATAGTAGCTTACCCTACACTCAAACCTGCCGGTAGAAACGGAAGTGACGAACGTATGTCTTTAGCTTGGTTTAGTGCCCCGCAATCGGAAAATGATATTTTAAAAGATGCAATAGGATTTTATGATGGACCTGCTTTCAGCAACACTGATTTACATAAGGATTGGTCGGAACATGTGAAAAACAATTTGGACAGATACGGAGGCACAGATGATGTTCTAAGTATCCCTATCTCGTTTTACTGTTTTATTCAAGAAATCGATGCTCTATTAGACAGTGAAAACGATAAGATAAGTATGTTTGACGTACTTACAAATGTACTGGATAAAGTTTCAAATGCTCTTGGGGGAATAGTTGATCTTGATTTATTTTACAACTATAATTTAGAAAAATATCAAGTTATAGATAGAAATAATAGAATACCAGCCGGTCTTCCTATTATTAACTTAACTGGGCTCGGAAGCATAGCCTCTAACGTTAAAATAAGCAGTACTATTTCAAGCAACATTGCTACCCAAATATCTATAGCCGCTCAAGGTAATTCAGCTAACTCTAAAGATAATTTAGCAGTGATGATGGAATGGAATAGAGGTGCGATAGATAGACATAAACCTATTAAGTTTACAAGCACTTCAGATAATGAGGAAGAAGATAAAAACCGTAGAAAGAAATTTTTAAAGAACCTTAAAAAACTATACTATCAGTTTCAAAATAGAGGTATTTTTAGAGATCACAAATATGACCCTGGATTAGTATCTAATATTTCTGTTGAAGCTCATACACGAAATGCTGAACTATTAAATATATCAAGGTTAGCTCAAGACAAACCTTCACCACCGACCGGAGTAGTACCGGTGGAATTATCTTTTGATATTCAAGGTATTCACGGATTTGTAATAGGAACAACTTTTAAAATAAATAAAGGATTCTTACCACCAAAGTATGATAATTTTGCCTACATCATTACAGGTATAAGCCATAGTATACAGGATAATAAATGGGTAACCTCAGTAAAGACTCAATTTTTTCCTGATCGTAGTCCTCAAAAAGTTGAACCTTTAAGATTAACGCAAAGTGCTGCTGTAGTTTCGGCTGAACAACAAGCACAGTTAGCTGTTAGTCAACCAGTACTAGATGAAATAGTTTTAAATGATCCCGCACCAATTATTAATCCTAATGAAATAGGTGGGGATGCAGAAAACGGATATAGACTGTCACCGGTTTGGAATAATATTATTTTTAAAGGTCAAAGAAATGGACTTATGGATGAGAAAAATCCTCAAGTTCTTGTATTTATTGGCGAAACTAAAGGTGCAAATAAACTCTACATTAACCCAGCAACCGGCAGCCCAGAATATATGCTCCATCCTGATGCAGCAGCAGCATGGTTTAAATGGAGAGATGAAATGATAGCCAAAGGAGTGCCTTATAGAGTTAGTAGTGCATACCGTAGTCAAAGACAACAAGCTGGCATTGCAGGAGGTAGAACTGTAGCTAAACCTGGACGTTCTGCCCATGGAGTAGGAGGAGCATTAGACTTTCAAAATTTATATAGACTTGTAGGAGGTACAGGAGATCCTAAAGTTAATTTAGAACAAGGAAGAAAAACTGGTGATTATAAACAACTCGCTGAAATAGGAGCTAAGTATAATTGGTATAATCCTTGGAGGTTATCTGATAACAGAGGTACTGACGAATGTTGGCATTTTGAATATTGGGGACCAGTAAAAAGAGTATAAATGGCGTATTTACCTAAACATAAACAGAAAGCAAAAGATAAGCTAGAGGGCATACTAAAAGACCTTAAAACCGGGGCAACGTACAATGGTCCGTTTGTAAGAGATTTTTTAGATAAATTTACTAAAGGTAGTACCTACAGCGGTAAAGCAACTCCTCTAGAGTTCGTTCCTCAATGGACTGAACTTGAATCGGATTCTGATGATGGAGTACCCATTGCAACTACCTTTAGACAGCCTTCTGAAGCTGATTATCAAAAAGGTACTTTTAAACGATTTTTTGTAAAACAATCTAATACCGGTAAAGTAACCGAAATAGATGGAGATATTTACAAAGCTTTAAAAAAAGAAGGTAAATTAAACAGAAGAGTTATTCAAATAGAATGGTATGTTACAGGAAATCCTGAAGATGAAATAATTGACGGTTATCTTTATCCAGGCACCAAAGCTAAAAATCAAGACGTTATAGATCAAGCCGAAAAACTTTTACCTGGAATAGGTGATCAAATTTTAAAAGACCCATCTCAGTTTGTTCGTAAGTAAATTTATCTTATATTACTTAAAAGGTTGTATAAGTGTTTTATATTGTAGAGAAAGAAAGTAAGTTAGAATCACTAGAAAGGTTAATTAGATTAGGTGCTTATGTAGATATCATATCATCTAACAATGATTATCATCCTAAACTTACCTTCACTATTGCAGTTTATATTAGACTTATAGGTTCAGACCATGGATTCATTATTCCTATTGATCACGATGAAGGTTTAAACGTATCAAAAGACCGTGTCTACGGTATCCTTTCTAAAGCGAGTAAATTATATACATTAGATAAAAAGAATCTTCTCTACCACTTTAATCTACAAGATGCCACAGATATATCGTTACTTTACTCTATGACAAAATACGACAGGTTAGAGTATACTCATGATTTAAATCAATTTTATAATAAGTACAGAGAATTTCCTAACGTTAATCAACTTATTCCTATCTCAAAGTTACATGAAAGTTGTGAAAAAGTTTATGATCAAGTTAAGAAAGTGATCGAATTCGAGATACCATCTGGTTTTGATTTTTATAACAAGACTGCAACTAACGTATTCTACTTAATCGAGCAATCTGGACTTGGTGTCTATTATGAAAACTTCGTGGAAATGTTTAAACCTCGAAATCCATTACAAAGTATTGTAGATAATAAAGTACTAACCTCCTATAATTTATACAATGTCACATCTAGACCTACTAATGCTTTTAATAGCGTTAATTTCGCTGCTATACCTAAAAGCGAACAACATAGAAAATGCTTCCGGCCGACCGGGGATTACTTTGTTGAGTTGGATTTTGATGGTTACCACCTGCGTTTACTTTGTGAACAGGTGCATTATAGCTTATCATCAGAGTCTGCTCATAAGCAGTTAGCAAAACAATATTTTGAAAAAGAAGAAATTACTGAAGAAGAATATAATGAAGCAAAACAAATTAACTTTCACGCAATTTATGGAAAAATACCCGAAAAGTGGGCTTTCCTTGAAATCTTTACAAGAATTGATGATTATATTAAAGAGTTATGGAGAACATACAAAAATGACGGAGAAGTCTTGGCACCAATTAGTGGAAAACCTTTCACAAGCTCGCTCAAAGACATGAATCCTCAGAAGTTAATGAATTATATTATGCAATCGTTAGAGACTTCGAGAAATATTCTTATCTTAAAAGAAGCACTACGTTACTTGAAAGACAAGAAAACTAAATTAGTTTTGTATACGTATGATGCATTATTATTTGACTTCCATAAAGAAGATGGAAAAGAAACATTAGAAAAACTACAAGAGATACTGGAAGAAGGTGGGAAATACCCAATAAAAGTTAAATACTCAAAAGATCTTTTGTTATAATATTAAAAGATATTTATACATGATAAGTAATATTACAGAACCGGCTTTCGATTATGATATAGAGCCGATTTACTTTAATGAAGATATGAGCAACAAATTATTCTGTACTTTTGCTACAGATGAAACACTTAACAGTATACTTGCTGAGATTCAAGACAGATATAAAATCATATATAATAAGATTTTCGTTCTTTACTCTAAATCTCAAGACGAATATATTTGTACCTATAACGTTGATTTTGGTAACGTAGGTACATTTTTAGATAATACAATATTAGTGCACCGTAAAAAAGAGTCCAACACTCTTTATACGATCAATGCGCTCAACACTTTAATAAAAGAACTTAACGGCGGTGTACTTGACACATCTTACCGTATAAACTGGCCAGACTACAAAAACTGTATACTTCTGACCAAAGGACCTGAACTTAAAAGGGTTAACACTAAACTTTATAAGATTATAGAGTTGGAGAACTAAAAAATAGTTCTTATATTAGTTAATAAACGTTATATTTTAAAATAAGTTATATGGATTTAAATGCTATTAAAGCAAAGCTGGATACGTTAAATAATAGCGGCCAGCAAAAAGAGAAAACAGATTACTCAAAGATTTTTTGGAAACCGGAATTAGGTAAGCAAACGATTCGTATTGTTCCTTCTGCCTATGACCCTGCCTTTCCGTTTAAGGAACTAAAGTTCCACTACGGTGTAGGAAAGTATCCGATGGTTGCTTTATCAAACTTTGGTAAGCAAGACCCTATTGAAGAGTTCGTAAAAGAACTAAGAAAGACCAACGACAAAGACAACTGGTCTCTATCAGGTAAACTTAACCCTAAGACTAGAATCTTTGCTCCTGTAGTAGTTAGAGGAGAGGAAGATAAAGGTGTAAGACTATGGGGATTCGGTATCACTATCTATAAAGCATTACTTGCTTTAGCAGAAGATGAAGATATCGGGGACTTCACAGACGTTATAAATGGATGGGATATGGTAGTAGAACAAGTACAAGGTAATCCTTACCCTGAGACTACTGTTCGAATTAAACCTAAACAGACTCCTCTATCAGATAATAATGATCTAGTTGATACTTGGTTAAAGACTCAACCTAATCCTGTTGAAGTTCATAATGAATATGATTATGAATTTATTAAGAAACAACTTCAGAACTACTTAAACCCAGGGTCTGGAGATGAAGCAGAAGCTACTGCAAAAGCTGCAGATAGTAATACTGATGCTTCTTTACCTGAACCCTTAGGTCAACAAAAAACAGACTTTACTTTGGAAACAGCTACGGCTGGCAACAAGGATACAGTAAGTAAATTTGATGACCTATTCAACGAATAATGGCAAAGAAAAAAGAAGTACAAGAAAAAGCGACCGCTGCTGTACGTAAGTCGTTTAATCTAGGTAATTTTAAGAAGAAAAAAGGATACTCAAACGCTTCAGTAAAGTTTAAGGAGCAAGGGTGGATACCACTATCAAAAGCTTTTCAAGATATTACTTCCTTACCCGGTATTCCTACCGGACATATCACTCTCTTGCGTGGACATAGTGATACGGGCAAAACAACTGCCCTATTAGAAGCTGCGGTAAATGCTCAAAAGTTAGGTATTCTCCCTGTCTTTATTATTACTGAGATGAAATGGTCTTGGGACCATGCAAAAGAGATGGGATTACAGTTCGACGAGGTAAAAGACGCTGAAGGAAATGTAATTGATTATGAAGGTCACTTCTTGTATGCAGATAGAGGTTCGTTAAATACTATAGAAGAGGTAGCAGTCTATATTGCTGACTTAATGGATGAACAAGCTAAAGGTAATTTACCTTACGATATGTGCTTCTTCTGGGATAGCATCGGTTCAGTACCTTGTGATCTATCAGTACGTTCTAATAAGAACAACAACGAATGGAATGCTGGTGCTATGTCTACTCAGTTTGGTAATAATCTTAATCAGAAGATTTTATTATCAAGAAAAGAAAACTCTGCATATACTAATACATTAGTAGCTATCAACAAAGTCTGGACTATGAAACCAGAATCTCCTATGGGTATGGCAAAGCTTCAGAATAAAGGAGGAATGTCTATGTGGTACGACGCTACGTTAGTAGTTACTTTCGGTAATATAACTAATCCAGGTACGTCAAAGATTAAAGCTATCAAGAACGGTATGCAAGTAGAGTTTGCTAAACGTACTAACGTACAAATTGAAAAGAACCACATCGGGGGAGTACAATCTAGAGGTAGAGTAGTAATGACTGCTCATGGATTCATACCAGACGATAAAAGAGAAATTGATAAGTATAAAGATGCTCATAAAGAACACTGGTTGAAGTTAGTAGGTACGTTAGATTTTGATCTAATCGAAGAAGGAGACTTAGAAGAAACACCAATCGCTCCTAACCTACTCGATTAATGGCTTACGATGATATTCTTAATAACCTCAAAGAATCCCCACCCCGAGCATTAAACGACCATATTTTAGTCGTTGATGCGATGAATACCTTGATCAGGTCATTCTCGCTGCTCAAAGCGATGAACCCATCAGGCGCCCATGTAGGTGGCCTGGTCGGGTTTCTTCGTTCTCTGGGATACGTTACTCGTATATTTGACCCTACCAGAGTAATAATAGTATGGGACGGTAAAGGAGGATCTGCTAATAGAAAAAATATCGACCCAAACTATAAGGCACAGCGTGCTACTTCAAGAATAACTCATTGGGGATTATACGATACTAAAGAAGAAGAAACAGAAGCATTAATAGGTCAATTATATAGAACTCAAGACTATTTAGATTGTCTCCCAGTTCATCAGTTAGTAATGGATAAGTTAGAGGCTGATGATATAATGGCTTGGATTGCAAAAAAAGCTTCTAACTCTAACGTTAAAAAATGTACTATAGTTTCATCAGATAAAGATTTTTTACAGCTAGTAGATGATACTATAGAAGTATATGCACCAGTAAAGAAAAAAACTTTCACAAAAGATAATATATTTGAAGAACTAAAGGTTTTACCTGAAAATTACAATATAGTTAAAGCTTTATTAGGAGACAATTCGGATAATCTTCAAGGTGTGAAAGGTTTAGGAATAAAAACTGTTGTATCTGAATTTCCTAAATTACTCACTGAAAAAACTAATTTAGACTATATATTTAAAGTGGCTGAAGAAAAACTAGAAGGAAAAAAAGTCTTTGCTAAAATCATACACAATTGGGATAGAGTAGAAACTAATTTTGAACTAATGGACCTTCATATTACGTCTTTAGATGAAAAAGAAAAACAATATGTTAACGAAGTTTTAAATTCAGACTTACCTTCTCTTCAGACAGGAGCATTTCTAAGATTACTTGAACAAGATAAAATCGAAGGTATAACTAAAAATACTGAAGGTTGGTTAGAAAATTTTAGAGGATTAACAACAGTATCATGAACTACAAAACTTTATTACTTGGTATTTTATGCTTCAGCATAGGTCAAGCTTTAGGTTGGCTGAACGCTAACGGTCAATTCTTTAGTTTATGGATCAAGAATCATCCTATTTTAATCTCAGCAGCTTTTGGCATACCTATTGGTATGTGTTCTATATATGGTACTGGATATCTTGTTGAGACATTTTCAGGTGAATATTGGCCTGCTAGGTTAATTAGTTTTGCCACAGGTAGTTTTGTATTTGCAATACTAACTTATATAGTTTTTAATGAAGGAGTTAATATTAAAACAGCTACTATTTTAACTCTAGCATCTATTATGATTATGTTACAAGTTTTTTGGAAATATGAATAAATATTCTGTAGATATTTTTATGGTTATTTTTATTTTTTTATTTTTGTTTATAACAATTTATTTTACATGAAGAAAAAAGCAATAATAGTAAGCGGCTACTTTAATCCTATACATAAAGGTCACTTAGAACTATTTGAAATAGCTAAAGGTTTAGGTGATATGCTTATAGTAATAGTAAACTCTGACTTACAGAGATTTTTAAAAGGATCAAAAGAATTCCAAAAAGAAGACGAAAGGCTATTAATAGTAAAGTCTATTTGTTACGTTGATTGGGCTATGATTTCTATAGACAAAGATAAAACTCAAGTAGAAAGCCTTAAAGAAGTGTTTGGAATTTACAAAGATACACATGATTTGTCTTTTGCAAATGGAGGAGATCAGAACAACGATTCAATTCCAGAATCTGGTATATGCAAAGAATTAGGTATTAATTTAATAGAAGGTTTAGGAGATAAAATACAAAGTTCTTCTTGGTTGTTAAAATAAACAATCGTATATTACGATATAATAAAAGGTTATAAATGACATTAAAGAGTTTACAGCAGTACGGTAAAGGATTTCAGTTGAAGGTTTTAGGATCTCTACTTACAGATAAAAGTTTTCTTTTAAATGTAAGAGATGTACTCTACGATCATTATTTTGATGCAGATTCTCACAAGTGGATCATTAATCAAATAAAAGACTACTTTGATAAATACCATACTAACATTACTATGGATGTTCTTAGAGTAGAACTTCAAAAGTTAGAAAATGAAGTATTACAGGTAGCTCTTAAGGAAGAGCTGAGAAACTCATATGAAGCCTCTCAAGATGATTTAGAATACGTGCAGGAAGAGTTTCAAACCTTCTGTAAGAATCAAGAAATGAAAAACGCTATACTAAACTCAGCTGATCTACTTAAAGAAGGGGACTTCGATGGGATTAGAGACCAGGTAGAGAAGGCTATGAAGGCAGGTATGGATAAAAATATTGGACATGAATATAATAAAGATGTTGAAACTAGGTATAGAACTGATTACCGTCCTACCAT